GGAAACTTGAATACGACCCGACCAGTATCGGTAACTCGGGCCTGCGCCAGTTTGGCGGATATGTGCAAGAAGAGTTCCTCAAGGAGCTCAGCTCGACCAATGCGTCTCGCATCTACCGCGAAATGTCGGATAACGACCCTGTGGTGGGCGCGCTGCTGTTCGCCGTCACCATGCTCATCCGGCAGGTGGAATGGCGCGTACAGGCAGCCGACGACACCCCTGAGGCAGAAGAGGCCAAGGATTTCGTTGAAGGCGTGATGCACGACATGAGCTCCTCGTGGTCCTCGGTGATCGCTGAGGTGTGCTCGATGTTTGTGTATGGCTATGCACCGCTCGAGATCATCTGGAAGAAGCGCAATGGGCCAGACGCGCCCAATGGCACAGGCCGCTCCGCCTTCAATGATGGCCGCATCGGCGTCCGGGCCCTCTCGCTGCGCGCTCAGAACACGATCCCAAAGTGGCTGATCGACGAGGAGGACGGCTCCATCGATGGCATGTTCCAGCAACCCTACAGCGGCTCGATGGTGTGCATCCCTATCGAAAAGCTGCTCCTGTTCCGCACCACTGAGGAGCGGCAGAACCCTGAGGGACGCTCGATCCTGCGCAATGCTTACCGCCCGTGGTACTTCAAGAAGAAAATTGAGGAGCTCGAGGGCGTGGGTATCGAGCGTGATCTCGCCGGCCTGCCTGTCGCATTGATCCCGGGCCGTATGCTTAGCCAAGGGGCAGACGCCACGGATAAGATCATGGCGGAGCGCTTCAAGCAGCTGCTCAAGTCCGTGAAGCGCGACAACCATGAGGGCCTTCTGCTTCCCTCGGATCGCGACAAGGACGGCAACCTGCTGTTCGATTTCAAGCTGCTCTCAACCGGCGGATCACGCCAGTTCGACACGACCAAGGTCGTAGACCGCTACAACCGCGCCATCGCAACCACCGTCTTGGCCGATTTCATCTTCCTTGGGCAGGGTGCCACCGGCTCGTTCGCGCTCTCCTCGAACAAGACTGAGGTGTTTGCGACGGCCATCGGTGCATTCCTCCACAACATCGCCGATACGTTCAACCGCCACCTGCTGCCGCGCCTGTGGCGTCTCAATGGCTTCGACCATGAGCTCATGCCGATGATGGTGCCGGGCGATCTCGAGAAGCCCGATCTTGGGCAGCTCTCTGCCTTCATCCAGCAAATGTCCACGGCTGGTGCGCAGATGTTCCCCGACCGCGAGCTCGAGAACCACCTACGTGAGGCCGCTGGCCTGCCGCTGGCCCCTGAGGATGGCGAGCTCGAGATTGGAGATGAGGATAACCCGCTGACGCAGCCTGAGCCGCCGGCAGCCGGTGAAGAGGAGCCTGAGGCATGAACGAGAATGTGATCAAAATCGTGAAGGGCGATCACCGCCCTCGTATCAAGCTCACCCTCACCAACGACCTCGGCGAGGCGGTTGACCTCTCGAGCGCAACTGTGAGCGTCCTTGTGAATTTCCGCTCTGTGAACTCGGAGGTTGCGCTCACCTCGGTGACTGCCACGAAGGACGGTGATGGCAGCACGGGGATAGTGACCTTCGCCTTCCCCGCGACCTCCGGGGCTGTTCAACCGGGTTATTACGATGGCGAGGTTGAAGTGCTCTTTGACGGAGAGCGGCAGACCGTCTATGACAAGCTCAAATTCTTTGTGCGTGATCCAATCTAAGGAGTTCCATCATGGCTGCAATGTCAGATTATCTCGAAAACAAAATCATCGACTGGCTGTTCCGTGGCCAGACGTACACTCCGCCGGCTACCCTGCATGTCGGCCTGCTCACCGCAGCACCGGGCGAAACCGGTGGTGGTACTGAGGTTGCTGGCAACGCCTATGCTCGCGTCGCTGTAGCCTCGAGCCTTGCCAACTGGGCTGGTACTCAGGCCGCTGCTTCGACCACCGCCTCGAGCGGCACGAACGGCACCACCTCGAACAACGGTGCGATTGCATTCCCGACGCCGACCGCCTCATGGGGCACTGTTGGCCACTTCGGTGTGTACGACGCGGCGACCGGCGGCAACTTGATGTTCTACGGCGCGCTCAACAACGCCAAGACCATCAACGTGGGCGACGATGTGCGCTTCCCGATCTCGAGCCTGTCGGTGCAGATCGATAACTAAGTTCATGGGGGGCTGAGATGGCCAACGCGATCTATCCGCTGTGGAAGCAGAGCCTTCTCCAGTTCGCTGCGAACAATAACCTCTCGACGGGCACCGTTGAGGTGGCGCTGGTTGACACCGCTAACTATACGTACAGTGCGGCGCACCAGTTTTTCTCATCGATACCGGGGGCGGCCATCATCGGGACGCCTCAGGTTCTGGGGTCAAAGACGTTCACCAACGGGGTTTTTGACGCCGCAGATGTGACATTCAATAACGTCACGGGTGCCTCTGTTGAGGCGCTCGTGATCTATATCGACACAGGAACCGCCGCTACCTCGCCGCTGGTCGCGTTTATCGATACAGGCGTAACCGGCCTTCCTGTCACTCCCAACGGCGGAAATATCAGCATTACTTGGAATGCGACGGGCATTTTCGCCCTGTAAGGGGGTAAGCAATGGCGATTGCTAGTGTTGGCAACGGGGGGACTGGCGTAAGTGCCACCTCCTCGACCACCCTCAATGTTAATGCGGCCCGTGACATTAACGGGACCGGCCAGTTCGCCATTCTGGTCGTTTCCTGTGATAACACCACCACAACAGACAGCGTTAGCAATGACGTTCTTTCTGTATCCAACGAAGACGGCGGCACTTGGAGCAAACTAGCAGAGTTCACCAACGGTAACGGCGCGGCTGCGGCTGGCGTTACGACCGCCGCGTTCTTGTATATTCCCGGTGCCGGTGGCGAAATACGCCAAGGCGATCCGGCGACTATCACCTTTGCTTCGGCCCGCGTCCAAAAAGCCGCGTCGATGTGGGTCTTCAGCAAGGCCGCAAACGTCCCCATCGTTCAAAATGTGGCAGCGATCACCAATGGTGTAGATGCCTCAAACGGCTTCGGTAGTGTTGCCTTTACCGGCCTTCCATCGCTTGCCCGTCTTTATTTCCGCGCCTTGGGTAAAGAGGCGAACAGCACAACACAGATCACGCCGTCAACGAGCTTCACGGCAATCACGGCCAACCGCTCCAGTTCTACAGCGGATGCAATCTTGGTTCGCGGCGAGTTCCGCATTGTCACGGCGACCGCGCAGACCTCGAACCCAACGCTGGCTGTTTCTGGCGATACGGCAGGCATATTCCTTGCGCTGGTTGAAAGTGTGGCGACCACGCTTAACCAAGGCACGCGGTTCAATAACGGGAACACGTTCTACGCCGCGTCCATCACCACTGAGCGCACGCTTACTCAAGGCACGCGGCTCGATAACGCCAACCAGTTCTACGCTGCGGAAGTCACACAGGCCGGTAATGCCCAAAGCCTAACGCAAGACGCGCTGTTCGAGAACGACAACGCTTTCTACACGCCCGTTGTCGCGTTTGTCGTCACGCTGGATGGCACCGCCTCGTCTGAGGCCTCTGCCAGTGCTGCGCTATCGAAAACGGCAACGCTGGCAGGCTCCGGCGCGGTGGCGTCCTCTGCCAGCGCGGCCCTCTCTATTAGCAAGCCAGTCGAGGGCTCTGGTGCGGTACAGGCGTCGACGACCGCGAGCCTCGGGGTTGCCAAGCTCCTTGGCGGCTCTGCCTCTTCCCTTGCCTCGATCTCGAGCGCGGGGCTTGAGGTTGTAAAGGCGCTCTCGGCCTCAGCCTCGGTGCAGGCCGCTGCGAGCGCGTCGATTGATATCACAAAGCCGCTGGGCGCAGCCGGCGCAGTGCAGGCCACCTCGAGCGCGGCGATCTCGCTGGTCAAGCCTCTCGATGGCTCTGCCGCTGCTCTCGCCTCGATCCTGAGCGCGCCTCTCGGCGTCACAAAGACCCTCGGGGCCTCGAGCGCAGTTACCGCCTCGGCGACCGGCGCGGTCAACGTATCGTTTGCCGCCTTTGGCTCTGCGCTGGTATCTGCCGGCGCATCGGGCACCCTGTTCCGGGGCGCGAACCTGTCTGCGACCGGGGCCACTGTTGCCACGGCCACTGCGGGCGCAGCTGTCACCAAGTCGCTCGGCGGCTCAGCGATCTCGAACTCGAGTGCTACTGGCGATCTCCTTGGCTCCGCTGGCCTCGCCGCGTCTGTCTCTGTTTCTGCCACGGCCACTGGCTCGCTCAGCCTCATTATTCCCATCATGGGCGGCGCTGTTGTCGTCTCCAACATCGGCAGCGCGGGGCTCGCGGTCACAAAGCCCATCGGCGCGAGTGTTGCTGCCACCTCGGCGTCGAGCGGCGCGATCACGCTCACAAAGCCGCTGGCCGGCGCACTCTCGAGCACCGCCTCGATCACCGGCGGCGCGACGGTCGGGTTCGCAGCATTTGCCACGGCCTCGGTATCCGCTGCGGCCTCGGCTACCATCGCCGTCACGCTCACCCTGAGCGGCTCGGCTGCAACGACTGCCGCTGCGACTGCATCGCTGGCCCGCACGGCGAACCTGTCGGGCTCTGCCAACGCTCAGAGCACCGCCTCTGGCACTTTGGGCGCGACGCCTCTCATCGGCTCCGCGCAGGTATCCTCCGCAGCATCTGCGGCGATTACGGTCGGTAAACTACTCACGGCCACCGCAGCCACCAACGCGGCGGCGTCTGGCGCGATCACCGTTGCGAAGCCGCTGGCCGCCACCGGGCAGGTGGGAAGCACCACACAGGCCTCGCTCGGCCTCGCCAAGCCGCTCGGCGGGGCCGCTGCGGGCAATGTGGTGTCCTTGGCCGATGCGCGCCTCGGAAAGCTGCTCTCAGGCGCTCCCACAAGCTCTGCGCAAGCCTCAGGCGGCATCACCAAGGCAATCTCCCTGCAAGGAGCTGTGGCGGCTCAGGGCTCAGCCAGTGCACAGCTCCAACTGGTCAAGGCTCTTGCCGCTGCGATCTCGGCAGTGGCCACCGCCGGCGGCGATATCGCGACGCTGGTTGTTGCGGATGACATAAACGTCGCCATCGAGGTGCAGGGCATCAATGCCCTTGCGGCTGCCGATTACATCTATGTGGCGACCGCTGTGGCTGAGATCGTGATGGCCGTGGCGGACGGTCGGATCAATATGCAGGCCAGTGCCGAATACATCGTCGCCTCGGTCGATGATCGCGTCCTCTCGATTGATGTGGCTGCCTGAGCCCGGGCGGCTCTGTGGCCATTGACGGACAAATTATTGCCCTTTGGGGCAATTGCCGACGCCTTTAGCGTTGCAAGAGACCGCAATTCTCGATATCGAATAGTGCAACTTAATCAAACGCCAATTTGGAGTTGCTCGGATGCCCGTTGAGACGGTTATTCAATTGCTCGCCTTCCTCGGAGCTCTCATCGGCGTTTGGGTTGCGTTGAACAGTCGCATAGTTCGGCTCGAGGTAAGTATCGAGCACTCAGATAAGCAATTTGATCAGATCGTGGCGCACCTCCGCCGGATCGAGGACAAACTCGACGGGAAAGCCGACCGCACCTAATCAAAATTCCCTTGCTGGCTCGCTTCCCCGCCCATGCGGGAACGAAAAATTGCGAAACACCGTGACGATGGCGGAATACGAGTACGCCGCTCAGCTCATCAACAAACACAAAGGAAATGTCCGCGCTGCTTGCCGTGAAGGCGCGCCGGTCGCAGGCATCACAGAAGGCGCTTTCGAGAGCCGCTGCAAGAAGGCCCGTTCGCTTGGCCTCTGGTCCCGTGAGGCCTTTGTAAGGCTGCCTCCGGTCCAGCACTCGGCTATTCCCATGGCCGCAGCCCTTCCAGACGACGACATTCCGCCTGAGGAGCTCATCAACTCCCTCGTGAAGCGCTTCGAGCGGCGCAAGGCGCACCGCGACGCGAAGCTGTGGCGCAAGTTCACCGTGCCTGTTGCCGGTCCATACGCCCTCATGTTCTTTGGCGATCCTCACATCGATGACAATGGCTGCGACTGGTCGCTGTTCCGCCGGCACTGCGAGCTCGCCCGGGACACAGAGGCGCTTTACGCCGTGAACGTGGGGGACACCACGAACAACTGGATGGGGCGTCTCGCACGCCTGTGGGCAGAGCAGGACACCTCCTCAAGCACCGCACGCAAGCTGGTGAAGTGGCTGTTCAATGACAGTGGGGTGCCGTGGTTCCTCTGGCTCATGGGCAACCATGACACATGGCCGGGTCCAGTGGGCTCTGAGACGCTCGAGCGGTTCCGCCCTGAAGCTGTTGCCATGGAGGAATGGGGTGCCAAGTTCACGCTCGTTTCGCCCAACGGCGTCGAGCTGAGGGTGCATGCCTCGCACGACTTCCCCGGGCACTCGCAGTGGAACCCGCTGCACGGGCCGATGAAGGAAGCCCTATGGGGCGACCATGCCCACCTGTACGTCGCCGGCCACAAGCACAATTGGGCCCTATTCAATGGCGAGCACAACCACCGTGGGAATATTTTTTGGCTCGCCCGGGCGCGTGGCTACAAGGTGATCGATCACTATGCCGATCTCCACGGCTTTGGCTCACAGAGCCATGGGCACTCTATCCTCGCTGTGGTCGATCCAGACGCGCCTGAGGGGCCGAAGAGGCTCATGTGCTTCTCAGACCCCTTCGAAGGCGCGGATTACCTAAAGTTCAAACGCCGGGGTATTTAGCGTTGGCGCGTGCGGTAGCCATTACCTCGTTATAGAGGTTTTCGGCGTCGTACATCACATCTTGCGTAAAGTCCGCTGCGGTGATCCAGTCTGTTTTGGCGAGCTCTAGCAGGCGACGCTTGTCTGCCTTGCTAATCCGGCCTTCTCCTTCAGTTTCATTCCATGCAAATGACACTGTTATCCTCATCAATCTGCCTTTCCTTCTTGCCCGTGCTCGAAATAAGCCGGTCCTCTAGTTTCTGTGGTCATGGTTGCTTCTCCAGTTCTGCTTCAATAATCCGCAAGATGTAAGACGATCCGCCATAGGTATTGTTATGTTCGCGGATTTTTATCAGCGCGGCGGTGAGGGCTTCGATGCGGTCGGCAGCTTGCGAATATCCTGTTGTGGTTACAGTTGTCCCCGCCACATATTTGCGATGCTCGTTTCGGAGCCACTTAACCAGTTCTTCATCAGTCATGGTTTCTGTGTCCTTTCGATCTGGTCGAGCATGGCTTTCATTGAGTGCCGCATACCATCACGCAAAACCTTGTTGTCGAGCGCATATTCACCTTCGTATTCCAGCAAGCCCGCCTCAACCACATCATCCCGTTCAGTTGCCTCGCGTATCTCTTGGAAGACCTGCGCACGGATGAGTTCTTCATCAGTCATGGTTGCTTCTCCAGTGCTGCGAGAGTGATCCCGTAAGCCGCCAGCTCCTCCGCGCTGTACCGCTGTAATTCGCTCGACAGCCACTCGAGGCCTATGCGGTCAACGCGCACTACCGGAGGTGCCTGCACGGCGTCGCTCGGCACGGAGTAAATCGTGCCGGCCAGCCACACTGGTTCCCTGCTCGCGGTGGCCGGGACGGCAGGCGATATCGCCCAAGGCATCTCGCTCTTCCAGTAGGGCGGCTTTTCGCCATGCTGCTTGGGCTTCCATTCCACAAAATCCATCATGATTGTTTTTCCTCCATGTAATTCGCTCTGTGCCGCCTCAGCCGCCTCCTGCAACAGAACCGCCGTCGACTTTCTGCACGCTGAAACGGGGCTCTCGCCTGTGGCGACCCAATGCTTTCCAAGCGCGTCGAGCCACTCCACATCGGAGGAGCCGCCATTGGCGAACTCGATATTGGTCGAGCAGCATTGGCCTAAGCCGCCAAGGTGCAACTTGTGCGACGCACCGTTACGGCGAAGTGTTGACCAGTGCTCGGTCTCCTCAATGCGATAGGCGCGATTGAGGCGCGTGACCTGATCACCAGCCATAGGACTGCTTCCTCAGGCGGTCGCCATAGGCCCATCTGATCGCGGCCTCTTGCCTCTCTGGCGTCATTGGGCCGTGCAGCTTCCCAGTTTCGAATATTGCGATTGCGAGGGCCTGAGAGCCGTACCGCGCAGAGAGCTCGGTCTCTGTGGTCTGCCGCTCTTGCATGTGTGGCAGCGTTGTCTGGCACAGGCGGCCAGATGCGGTGATGATCCATTCCATCTCAGCGCGCTCCCACGCTCACAAGCTGCCGGCGCAGATGGTCGATGGTGAAGAACGGCATCCCGTTGGATCGCCCGTATTCGGAGCACTGCTTTGCGAGGTCTGCCTTCAGCGTGCGCAGCAACGCCTCTTGCGCGTCGTACTCATCAAGGCGCTGTTTCATTTGCTCGAGGTTGTCGCTCATTTCAGACCCCCCATGCAGCGCTGACAATCCAGCGCCCGATCATGTAAACGGGCCCAAGAGCCACGAAGGTCCATGTGACGGTTCGCCACGTAACGCCATTGTTGCGGCGGCTTTTATGCTCTACGGTAGTCGGTATCATTTCGATGAGTTCCCTCTGCTCGTTATCACTGTGCTGACACTGATAGCGTCGAGGTGGAGGGTACGCAAGAGAAAAATGTGAAGGATGTGATACTCGATGCTGTTGCGTGGAAGCTCATTCGGTGGACTGGCGAGTAGCCGCAAGAGCCCTCGCTCGATTATTTACAAGGCGCGGCGCAGTGAAGGCGACGCGGAGGCGCTCGCTTCCAAGCTCGAGCCGGAGCTCGCCAAGGCGATCCTCGATGCCTTTGTAAAGCAGCAAGGCAAAGCCGATGTGGACGCCATCATCACGGCTCTGGAAGCTGGCGACGTTGGCAAGGTGCTCGAGCTACTCGACCTCCCCGCAAGCATTGCCGCATTCGAAGGTGTCACGAGCTCGCTGCACACCGGTGCGAACGCCGCTGGCGCGATGGCCGCAGCACAGGTGGCGCTTCAGGTGAAGGGCGTCTCGTTCGCTTTCAACTCGCTCAACCCCCGCCTGATCACGTGGCTGCAAACCTATTCGTTGCGCCTCATCCGGCAGATATCGGACGGCACCCGCGAAGGCATCCGCCAGTACCTCACGCAAGGCATGAAGGACGGCAAGAACCCCAAGGCTGTTGCGCGGCAGATCAAGGGCATCATCGGCCTGACCGATAAGCAGGCGCAGGCGGTGTACAACTACCGCAAGGAGCTTGAGACGTTCCACCTGAAGCGCAGCGCAGGTTCATGGGGCCTTGGCAACAAGATCGATCAGGTGAATGGGACGCAGGTGCTCCGGCCCGGCGAGGACGGCAGCCCGCTCGACGGCATCGGCCAGCGCCGGCTGCGCGACTTCCGCTACGACGGGCAGCTGAAGCGCGCCCTCGAGAGTGGCAAGCCGCTGAAGCCTGAGCAGATCGACAAGATGGTGGCCGCGTACCAACGCAAATATCTGGCCTACCGCTCTCGGACCATCGCCCGCACTGAGGCGATCCGCACCACAAACATGGGCATTCAGGACGCTTGGCAGCAAGCGCTCGATAAGGGGGTTGTCAAAGAGGATTTGACGCGCAAGAAATGGATCGTGTCCGCAGATGAGCGGCTCTGCCAAGTGTGCGGGCCGATCCCGGGCCTCAATCCGCCCAAGGGCATCAAGCACCAACAGAGCTTCATCACACCCGATGGGCCGCAGATGTTGCCCCCGATGCACCCCAATTGCCGCTGCACGGTGTTCTACCGCGTGTACGAACCCAAGCAGCTCGAAGGAGAGAAGCCTTAGAAGGCGGACTTGAAGAAGGCTGAGGCGAGCTTGCCGATGATCTTTGATGCCGCCCGCAGTGTCGTTCTGGAGCGCGTCGACATGGCGAGCTCCGCCATCGCCTCCAGTTTGGTCTGGACGGCTTTGAGCTCTTTGTAGATATCAAGATCACCAAGCCTATTCATGACAGGGGATTGTATGACACCTGAAGCACAAGCGGAGTTTATGGAGCGCATTGCGATCATCAAGGCGCGTGCCTGTGCCGCGTCGATCCGACTGATCAAGAGCGAAAGCAGTTTCACGCCGCCCGATGGCGTCCGCAGCGCCGCTCGGCGTGGCCTCGAACTGCGCGAGAAATGGAAGCGCGGCGGCATCACAAACAGTGAAGCATCCGCAGAGGGTATCGGCTCCGGCGTGCAACGGGCCACCAACCTGAAGAACGGCGACGCGATCAGCCTCGCCACGGTGAAGCGCATGGCCGCTTTCTTCAGCCGCCACCAGAAGAACTATCGCCCCGATGAGAAGGAAACCGATGGCGGCCCGACCGCCGGCACTATCGCGTGGCTTCTGTGGGGCGGCAATGCTGGCAAGAGTTGGGCTCAGGGTGTCCTCAATCGCGTTGAGAAAATGGGCCCCGACGCGGGTGATGTTCATGTACCGACCGCCACTGCGAAAAATCCCAAGGCCAAGAAGAAAGCCTATCGCCAGAAGGGCAACAAGGCTATGAAAAATACCGCCGTCTACTGAGGAATTTGATCGTGTCCGATGCCACTGAGAACCTGAAAACGCACCTCGCACTCACTCGGGCCCGCCTCGAGTTGCTGAAGGCGAAGAAAATGAGCGGTGGATACAGCCGCCACCCCTCAGGTTCGAGTAAGGGCGGGCAGTTTGCCCCAAAGGGCACGAACTCCTTTGGCAACCCGTCTGAGCCCGCGCCGTTCAAGAGCGGTGGCAACACGTTCCTCGAGGTCGGCGGGCCGGGCTGGGGCAGCTACAAGAAGCCCTCAGCTCCTCCTTCGGGCGCTAAGCCTCACCCGGCTGGCGTCGATGACAAGGGCAACCCGGTCACGGTGAATTACCCCACAAAGCCCTCGAGCAAGGACACGTGGGGCAACAAGAACGCCACGGCGACATTCACGCCGGGCGGTGATACGCCTTCGACCCTCAACGGCGTCCCGATGAAATCGTGGAGCCCGCCCAAGGAAGGCTGGCACGCGGTGGGCGGCAATAACGAGCGCCTCGAAGCCCTGTTCCCGTTCAACAAGCCGACCGATGGCAAGTCCACCGGCGCAGGCGTGCTGATCATGGAGAGCGATGGCCGCGTCTGGCTGACAAAGCCCACGAACGAGTTTGGTGGGTACAAGCAGACCTATCCCAAGGGCACCGTTGAGAGCGGGCTCACCATGCAACAGAACGCGATTAAGGAGGCCTTCGAAGAGACTGGCCTCAAGATCAAGATCACCGGTGTGCTCGGTGATTACGACCGCACCACCAGCCGCGCCCGCATGTACATCGCTGAGCGCGTGGGCGGCACCCCCAAGGATATGGGCTGGGAGAGCCAAGCAGTGCGTCTGGCAACCATGAAGGATGCCAAGACCCTGCTCAATATGAGCCATGACAAGAAAATCCTCGACGACCTTCAGGATTTGATGGAGTTCGCCAAGGCCAAGGGTGGCTCGTGGCAGAACCAGCCGCGCTGGCCGGGCGGGACGCCGCTCGGTGGCCAGTGGAAAACGATGGGCGCAGACGGGCTCACCATGCCCCCGCTGATCGCTGGCGGGCTCGCAGGTAAGAATACGGCATACCAGAAGGCTGTAAACGCCGCGCACGCTGCCGCTCAGAAGGGTGACGTTGCGCCGGTCAAGCAGCTCATTAGTAAGTACATCTCCAAGCTCGATGCCTTCAATGCCGGCCAGAAGGGCTCATCGCACCTTAAGTGGGGCGCTATGGGCGCGCAGTACGGCATCCAGCTGCTAAAGGACGCGAGCGTAAAGCCTGTGGCCGCCGCCACGGCAGACCGCATCAAGGGGCCAGAGAAGCTCTCTGACATGGGCCCGGTCACAGGCCCGAAGCCCGGTGGCTCGAACCCCGGTGCGCTGTACACACAGAACGGCCAAGAGTGGCTGGTGAAGGGCTCGAACGCTGCGAAGTACCAAGACGCCGCCACCGTGGCCGACCGCTCGAAGAACGAGGTGCTGGCCGCCAAGCTCATGCTCGCAGCTGGGGCCGGCGCTCCCGACATGAAGCTCGTGGAGCTCGAGGGTAAGTACGAAGGCGGCCTCGGCGTCGCATCCAAGATGATCGATGGCCTCACGAAACTTTCAGTCACCGACCTCGGCGCTATGGGCGCGGTGCGCGGTGACTTTGCCATTCATGCGTGGCTCGCCAACTACGACGTTCTCGGAGCGGCGCTCGAAAATACGGCGATAAAGGATGGCAAGGCCGTCAACATCGATCCGGGTGGCGCTTTGCTGTTCCGCGCACAGGGCGAGAAGAAGGATTTGAGTGCGACCGGCGGCCTTCTCGACCCGTCCGCCCCTGAGTTCGAGAGCATGCGCAAAACGAACGATCACCAGAAGGCCGTCTACGGCAAGATGATGGCGAGCGATCTTGCGGCGAGCGCTGAGAAGCTGAACAACATCTCGGACGACACCATCAAGAGCCTCGTTAAAACCTACGGGCCCGGTGATGAGGCCTTCCGGGACAAGCTCGCTCAGAACCTAATCGACCGCAAGAACGCGATCCTTGATAAGGCCGGCCTGCCATTCAAAATGGGCGTGGGCGTGAGTGTGGCTCAGCCTGCCGCTGCTCCCAAGGAAGAGAAGCCCGCTCCGACGACGCAGGAGGTGGAGGCTGCTCTGCTCGCTAAGGCGATGAAGGAGGTCAATACGATTTCTACGCTCGCCAAGAACGGCGTTGCCAACGGCGTTTCGTACAAGGCCCCGAATAAGACCGCCTCCGAGAAGCTCGCGCTTCTGACCTCGACCTATGCGAACGACCAGAACCTTCAGAAGATCGCTGCGCAGATGGACAAGGCATACAGCGCCGGCGATCTCAGCGGTCTCGCTATGGCGAAGGTAGGAGCCGATGTGCTCGCCTCATCGGTGCCCGCGATTAAGCCTTTTTCGATGGCCGCGTCGAGCCTGTCCGTTCACGCTCAGAACGCCATGCTGAAGCTCGCAGCGGACAACGCCAAGGCAGCTGAGCCCATCGCTGCCGCAGCGCCCAAGATCGATATACCCCCTAAGCCAGAGTTCCCGTCCGCGAAGTTTGGCGACACCTACTACAAGGGGCTTGCGGAGAAGGCCGAGGGCCTTGCTGCGAAGGGTGATCTCGCTGGTCTGAAGGCCATGGCCACCTCCGGCAAGTACGCCGGCGGCGTGCCGTGGAAGCCCGGTAGCCCCAATGGCAAGGTGATGGCCGCATACCACGGTGCGCTGGTCGCCAAGCTCGAGCAGCAAGACGCCTCAGTGGTGGTCGCCCGTGTGCAGCAAGCGCAGATGGCGCTACAGAAGCCCGCCGCTGTGCCAACGCCAACGGACGCCGCTGAGAAAGCTCTGCCGGCGATGCCAAATTTTGCTGCAAAGAAACTACCGGCGGATAACACGAATGCCTCTTCGCATAACGCGAAGGTTGACGTGCTCGAGAAGCTCTCTGCCGCTGGCGATGTAAAAGGCATTTTGTCGCTCGGTTACGGGACAAACACTTACGCTAAAAAGCAGGCGCAGATCGCAAATGATGTTCTCGCCGCGCTCGGCTCCCCGCACGTTGTGACGCCGGGCCAGAAATCGAACGCGCATCCCGCTCTGTTTGGTGGCGTGACTGCGGCGCAGGCGACGATTGCTGCGGCCACAGTAAAGACCACGCCCGCTAAGGGCGTAGCGAAGCCCAAGCTCGACCCCTCAAACCTTCCGATGGCGAAGGTGGAGCTGCCGGAGAAGCCGGGCCTCTTCACCGCGTCCTCGAAGGCGTGGGTCAATGATCAGAACAACAAGCTCGTCAACGAGATCGAAACCCACTTGAAGGCCGGCAACCTCACGGCTCTTCAAAACATGACCTTCACAGAGCTCGATAAGGAGACAGGCAAGGCGCTTGGTACGAAGCATGTCTCAGAGGCTATGGCGAAGCTCGTCAACAGCTATTACGACGCCTCTGTCGCGACGCTGAAGGATGTTGCGAGCCCGCCACGCCCGCTGAAAGTGTTTGAAGGCCAGAGCGCCTCCAGCATAAATTCCATTAGCCGCGCATTCCCTTCGAAGCCGCTGGGCACGACCGTTGCGTCGCTGCCCAAGAATGAGCAGCTCGGTTTCTGGATGGCTCTTGGCAAGGTGGACAACATCTCGCAATTCCTGCCGGCCAGCGAGCAGGACTACAGCGACGCCATGGGCAAGGCGGCCTACCCACATTACGACAAGGGCTCTGAGGTGGCGAAGAACTTCATTAACATGATGCACGATAACTCCGCCCTCGCGAACGCCTACCGGGAGGGTAAGACCTATCACCAGAACGGCGGATACACAGCGTCCGATGGCGGCTCGAAGCATAATCTGGCAGAGCTGACACAGGCAGCTCTTGCTCACTCAACCGCGCAACCCGCCGGGACGCGCCTATATCGCTGGCAGAATATGCCAGCGGATATGGCTAAGAAGCTACTCCTAACAGAGCCCGGGACCGTCCTACAGGCGAATGGACCAATGCCCACATCGCGGTATGCGACTGCAACCAAGGGCTTTGGCAAGCACCGCATGGAGATCATTTATGCTGATGGCGCTCGTGCAGTCGATAGTTTTGGCTCAAAGCGCTTCCAAAGCGAAATGGAGGTGACCACCCTCCCGAACTCTCGCTTTGTGCTACTGAGCTCCAAAAAGACGAAGGACGGCTACACAGATATCAAGGTGCTGATGTTGCCACCGGATGTTGGCCTCACGACCCTGTGATGGAGCGGACGCACAAGGCGCTGGCAAACACAGTTATGATATTCTAAGGGGCAGTTATGACAGACCGTAAGAGTGTAGAAGGAAGCAAAGAACGCGCCATCGACCGTGGGCAGATGGGCCTTGTCGTGCCCGATGGTGAGCTCCTTACGTCTCCATCTGTGGCAGAAGCCCTGATCCGCCAGTATCTCGGAGCGATCATCGCGCTGCGGGCGGATTACAACGCCGACAAGATTGCCGGCGAGGTTGCCCTCGAGAAAATCAAGGAGCAGGCGCGGGCCCATGCAAGCATCTTTATGGGCGGCAGCTCTGATTACGCCAAGTCTGCATGGAACACGCCAGACCGCCTTGGCGCTCACCTCGCAGCCGCTATTGATGACGGTGAGAGTAACGAGACCGCCGCGAACGCCTATTTCCTATATCTCGCGAAATCCCTCACAGAGGGGACTATCATCCCGCACGAGGCTGGCGAGATCGAAGATAGCGATGCAATTTTCCGCATGGACGCCCTCGTAGAGGACGCCCTTATCCTTCTCCTCGGTATGCCCGCCCCTCGGGAAGAGGATGAAGTCGAGTAGTGGAAATCACTCCGCTGACACTAACCGCTTAGTCGATATCACGCCCGGTATACCCGGGCGTTTTTATGTGCGCGAAAGCGTCTATTGCTCTTTTTTCTCTGTGTTCACCGTGTTACGGCTATTGCAACGGACGCAATCTGCGCTCGTTTGCACGCTTGTGATGGTGGAGCCGATATGGGCTTTGGGGTCTCTTTTGAGTTCGAGAAAGCTGATAACAGCGGGCGCTATGTGCGCGGCTGGGCGAACGTCGTCTCGAAGGATGGCGAGGTGGTCACTGATCACCAAGGTGACCGCATCACCATCGATGAGCTCCGCAAGGCAGCCCACAAGTTTGTCTGCGACGCCCGCGTTGCCAAGGCCATGCACAACGGTCACGCCGTTGGCGAGGTGGTCGAAAGCGTAATCATCGACGACGCCTTCGCCAAGGCCGTTGGCATGAGCGATGGCCGCAGGGGCTGGTGGATTGGTATGCACATCACCGATCCCGGCGTGCAAGAGAAAGTCCGCAAAGGCGTCTACCGCGCCTTCTCTATAGGTGGCCGTGGCCGCCGCACCAAAGTGGAGGAGTAAGGCATGGCTCAAGATTTGAGCGAAATGACGATTGAAGAGATCAGTCTCGTTGACGATCCCGCAAACGAGCAGGCCCGCGTCCTGATCGTTAAGGCTAAAGGCGGTAAGGCCGCCAAGTCTGAGGACGAGGACGAAGAAGAAGAGCAGCCCTCCGCTGAGGAAGTGGGTGTTGCAATGCGCCTGAAGAAGGCGCTCGAAGAGATTGCACCGGATGTGGTGCATGCCGTGGTCGGCGGTGAACCGATCAACCCTGAAGCAGCCGGTGAGGCTGCCGCTTCTCTCAAGGAGTACGTAATGGACATTGAAGCTCTGTCCAAGGCTCTTGAGGACGCCGAAGCACGGCTGGAAACGCTTGAAAAGCGCGCCACCGAAGCAGAAGCGGCTCTCGCAGATGCCAACGAGATTATCAAAACCCGCGACGCGGAGCTCGAAGCTGTAAGCAAGTCGAGCGAAGAAGCTGAGGCTGCCCCCTCTGAGGAGGAAGTCATCAAGTCGCTGCCCGAAAGCATTCGCAAGCGCCTCGAGGAAGCCGATAAGGCAACTGAGGAGCTGGCTAAGGCGAAGGCTAAGGCTGAAGAGGATGAGGCTGTGGCTAAGGCTGCATCGCTCGGCGTCGGTAAGGCGGATGAGCTGGGCCCCGTTCTGTTGCGCGTCCGCAAGGGCATGACAACTGAGGCCGATGCCGGTGTCATCGAAAACCTTCTCAAGTCACTTGCAGAAGTATCGGTGAAGTCGCTTCTCTTCAAGTCGATGGGCTCGGACGCCGCCGTAGATGGCGACCCGGAGGCCATGCTCAAGGCTAAGGCCGATGAGATCAAGAAAGCCAAACCTGAGCTCACCGATGCACAGGCATACGCCAAGGCAACTGAAGAGAACCCGCATCTCTACAACGCCTACGTTGCCAAGCGCCGGGCGGCATAACGAACCCTCTTAATAGGAGATAGACACATGTCTTTCGATAATGGCCTGAAGGCTTCCTTCAGCCTGCCCGCCGGTGCAGACCTCACGGGCAAGCAGTTCCACGCTGTCGTGGTTAACTCGAGCGGCGCTGCCGCCGCAGCCGGTGCCAACGCTCTCAGCGCTGGCATCCTCCAGAACAAGCCGAACACCGGCCAGCCTGCGACCGTTTGCTATGACGGCGTTTCGAAGGCTGCCATCGGTGCCACGGTGGCCGCCGGCGCAAAGCTGACGACCGACGCGGCTGGCAAGCTCGTTACCGCAACCACCGGTCAGGCGGTTGTTGGTGTTGCTCTCGCAGGCGGTGCCGTCAACGAGATCATCCCTGTCCTCATGACCCGCGTCGCCCTCGGCTAAGCGGCTCATTTTTGAATTGGAGCAATAACCCATGACCCCGACCCCCGGTGACGTTCATGTCAATGCGCCGCTGACCAACATCAGCATCGCCTTCCTGCAAAACGCTGCGAACTTTGTGGCGACCCGCGTGTTTCCGAACATCCCTGTTCAGAAGCAGTCGGACCGTTACTACGTCTATGAGCGTGGCGATTTCAACCGCGATGAAATGCAGCTTCGCGCCCCCGCAACCGCCTCTGCCGGCGGTGGCTACACGCTGGACAACACTCCGACGTACTTTGCCAATCGGTTCTCCTTCCACAAGGATATCCCCGATGAGCTCCGTGCGAATGCGGATGCTGTCCTTTCGCCCGACCGCGAGGCGGCTGAGTTCGTGACGCACAAAGCGCTGATCAAGCGCGAGAAGCTGTTCTCGAACACCTACTTCAAGACTGGCGTCTGGACCAACAACCGCGCTGGTGTGGCTGGTACTCCCGGTGCCAACCAGTTCAAGAAGTGGAATGATGCCACCTCGACCCCAATCCGTGACGTTCGCCTTGGCAAGGCAGCAATCGCTCAGAGCACCGGCTTCGAGCCGAACAAGCTCATCATGGGCCGCGCTGTCTATGACGCCATTGTCGATCACCCGGAAATCATCGACCGCCTGAAGTATGGCCAGACCGCTGGTGCGCCTGCCATGGCTTCGAAGCAGGCTCTTGCAGCCCTGTTTGGCGTCGATGAAATCCTCGTGATGAACGCCATCGAAAACACCGCAGCTGAAGGCGTTGCAGCCGCGCACTCGTTCATTGGTGGCAACCACTGCTTGCTCACCTACTCAACGAGCGCTCCGGGCCTCATGACGCCGACCGCCGGCTACACCTTCTCGTGGACCGGCCTGCTTGGCTCGGGCGCGGATGGCAACCGCATCAAGTCGTTCCGCATGGAAGATCGCAGCGCTGACCGCGTTGAGATCGACATGTGCTTCGACATGAAGCTCGTTTCGGCTGACCTCGGTCAGTTCTGGAGCGACGCGGTCTAATCGACCCAACAAGGAAGGGCGGGGCCTTAAACCCCGCCCTCCTAACCATGTGAGAAAGCAGACATGGCAACTCGTTTCTATACATCTGAAAGCAAGTTCAAAGCAGGCCGCCCCTTCATCATGAATGGGGAGGACTACAACTTCGATGATCCAGTCGACGTGACCGGCATCGAACCGCGCCGCATCAAGCTCATGTTTGAGGCGAACCTTCTGGAGGTCGATGAGAGGCCGCAGGAGCAGCGCAAGAAGGCACCGCCGCCGCCCGTAGAGGGTGAGAAGCACAGGCTGAAGAACGGCGGCTTTGGCCGCTGGTACATCGCCAACAGCGCCGGCGACAACATCGAAGGCCCCTTCACGGGGGAGGACGCGAAGAAACAGGCGGAGCTCGCTCTGGCCAAATATCAGTGAGGTAGACGATGTCCTTGATTGTCGAAACTGGAGTTGGGTTGGCCAACGCCGACGCCTATGTTGGGCTAGTTCACTTCAAGGAATTTTGCAGCGCCCGTGGATACCGGTGGGAGGACGCGGAGGATTTCGCGATTGAAAACTCAATCCGTCGAGCGACTGACTACATTGACACGATTGGCCGCTACAAGGGCGCACGCCTTGTTCCTGCGCAAGCCCTCGAGTTTCCTCGCTCCGATCTTACTGACTGGTCCGATTACACCATCACCGGTGTACCTCACCGCGTAAAACATGCGTGCTGCGAGCTCGCCTTTAAGGGGCTCAGTGAGCCGCTGTACAAAGACCTTGACCGTGGCGGCAAGGTTGTCTCTGAGAGCGTGGGCCCGATCTCTGTTACCTATGCGGGCGACGCGCCGGCTGGGAAGCTCTTCATGTTCGCCAAGAACCTGCTCGAGCCGTACCTCCGCGACCCCGACACCATTCTCTATGAGCCCATGAACGCGCCTGCCTATGAGGGCAATTTTGCGCGGGTGGGCATGATGGACAACCCCGGCGCGGGCGCGCTCACCTCGTACAGTGTTGACGACGAGTAACGCCCATGGCGACCTATGATGCAGCTTCTGCCACGGCGTACAACCTGATCGCTTCCAAGGGGAGTGATGTGGTGTTCACGCGGGCAAACAGCGCGGGCTTCGACCCCGTAACGCAACAGGAAACCACCTCGAGCACCACCCTAACCCTTAAGGCCGTGGGTCTCCCGCCCGGCAAGAGCGCGGAGTTCCGCATTGGCAAGCTCGAGCGTCGCAACATCATTGAATTGCACTGCGCCCCCCAAGGCGGCGCTGTACCGCTGCCCGGCGATAAGGCTCTGTGGGCCGGCTCCAGCTGGACGGTCCTATGGGTGAGCGAGCTCAACCCGGCTGCCGATGGCGCGCCCTACGCCCTCGTGTACGCGGAGCGCTGATATGAACGACGCCCGCCTCTTCAAGATGCACCTCACCGATTATGCGAACAAGTTTGGCGTATCGATGGACGCGCTTGCCCGCCAGACCGCTCAGCAACTCTCGGAAAACGTGGTGACCGACACGCCGGTCGATACCGGCTTCCTCCGTTCCTCATGGCAGCCCTCGCTCAATGGCATCACCGCTGGGCAAGGCACCGCCATTTCAGGAGCAGCCGCTGCCTCGAAGGTGGCGGCAACCGTGGGGATTGTGGCCGCCGATATGAAGGCCGGCGATACCTATTACCTCACAAACAATGCGGAGTACGCGCTCCACGTTGAGTTTGGCACGTCCAAGATGGCCGGGCGCTTCATGGTGACCAGCAACATGAAGAACGCGCAGAACGTCGTTGCCAAAATCGTTAAGGAGCTGGCTCTGTGAGCGCCATAACCTTCCACCCCAATCTGCGCTCAGGCATCCGGCAGAAGCTCCAGACGCTCGCCAACCCCATCGCCGTGGCGTGGGAAGGCCGTGTGTACCAGCCGATCAAGGGCACCCCGTTCATGACAGAGCAGGTGCGCCCGATCTCCTCCACCGTGACTGCCACGGGGATTGGTGGCGTGATCGCGCACACCGTCACCGCCAATTTCACGCTTCATTACCCGGCGAACACCGGCACGCTCGAGATCGACGCGCTTGCAGGCGCATTGCTCCAGCTTTTCCGCCCGGGAACTTCTATCACTTACAACTCAACGTCTGCCGTGGTACAGCAGGCAGAGCGAATGGCGTTAATCACAGAGCCCGACTGGATTAACTGTCCTGTGATCATCACTCTCATCGGGCACACGAGTAACTAATTTCAACCCGCCCGCACCGGGCTAACGCCAAGGAGTTGCAGCAATGCCCCTTCAGTCAAATGTCAATGTAGAAGTCCGCTACGGTGCGGAAACGGTTCTCGGCACGCAGAGTGTTGCCGCCGGCCAGACCTTGCGCCGTGTCTCCTCAACCCTCGCACTCGCGAAGGACGCCTTTACCTCGAACGAGGTGCGCCCTGATCAGCAGGTGTTCGATGCCCGCCATGGCGTGCGCCGCGTCGCCGGCAACATTCAGGGCGAACTCTCCACCCGTACTTATGATGACTTCATCGAAGCATCACTGCGCGGCACGTGGACCGCTGGCGTTGCCATCACTCAGGCGACTGCGACCATGAGCACCGCGACGCTTGCCGCCACTACTGGCGCAACGACCGGCACGTTCACGGCTTCGGCGGGTTCGTTCATCACCTCCGGCCTGCGCGTGGGCGATGTGTTCCGCGTCACCGGTCAGGCGGCGAACGTCAACCGCAACTTCCGCATCATGGCGATGACGGCGACCACCATCACAGTGTTCCCCGCTCCAGCCACCGCCACCGCAGCTGCTACATGGGGCATCACCGTGCAGGGCCGCAAGCTCCTCACGGGCGTCTCGCAGCGCTCATTCACCATCGAGCAGTTCTACCCTGACATCGATGTGTCTGAGACGTTCCTTGGCTGCCGCATCGGAGAAATGCAGGTGTCGCTGCCGCCGACCGGCATGGCCACTGCCTCGTTTGGTGTGCAGGGCGTAAACATGCTGAGCACCTCAGCTGCTCAGGCCCCTGTGTTTGCAAGCCCGGCAGCTGCTACGGCCTCCAACATCCTCGCAGGCGTGAACGGCTCGCTTTCGGTCGCAGGTGCTCCCTCGGCTATCGTGACGCAGCTCGACTTCACCGTGAGCAACAACCTCAACAGCCAGCCGGTTGTGGGTTCGACCTTGGTGCCGGAAATCTTTTATGGCCGCACGGTCGTAAACGGCACGCTCTCGGCGTACTTCGAGAACCAGACGCTCCTCAACTATTTCATCAACGAAACTGAGGTTGCGCTGGCTGTCCAGATGGACGACGCGAACGGCACCGATTTCATGGCCTTCCGCTTCAACCGCGTGAAGCTCATGGGCGCAACGAAAACGGTCGGCCCCGATGGCGGCGTGATCCTCCAGTCGCCGTTCCAGAGCCTCCTGAGCTCTGGCCAGACTGGCTTCGACGACGGCTCCCTCGTGGTCCAGCGCTCGAACACGTAATCACCAGCACAGGCCCCGGGGCTCATCCCGGGGCCTTACCAGTAGAGGAAAGCAAATGAATTTCGATCTCGCAGGCATCGATACCAAAACTCTCTCAGAGGAAGGTGTCGATATGATTGTGAAGCTGATGGGCTCCGATGAGCCTCTGGTCGCCCGTAATGGCAAGCCCGTCGCCGTGAAGCTGCTTGGGCCCGATAGCGAGGTGTACCGCGATATCTCCCGGGCGCAGCTGAAGAAGCGCCTCACCCGCACCAACGACGCCAAGAAGCTCAACGAACTCGACTTCGCTGAGGTGGAGGCGGACGGCCTCGAGCTGATCACCGCATGCGTGGTGGGCTGGTCGAACGTATTCGACACCGATGGCAAAGAAATTCCTTGCACCAAGGAAAACGCTCGCAAGCTGCTTGAGGGCTACCCGGTGCTGCGCGAACAGGTCGACGTATTCGTGGCGACCCGCACGCATTTTATCAAGGCGTCACCGAGGAGCTAATCGCTTATGGCCGCTTCCAGTTTGGCCTTACTCGCAATGTTGGTGGCTCCGCTATGGGAGACCACTACGCGGCGATTGCAAAGGCCACTGGCAAGGAACTGGAACGGCCATCACTCCCGGCGGCGCTTGTTTACCTGTGGAACCATTTCATCCAACTCCATAGGGGCCGGTCGTATAACGGATTTGGTGCAAACCCTATTTCGTGGAACGACTTTCACGCCTACTGTCAGTTGACGCGAACAGCGTTAACACCGTGGGAGGTGGAAACGATACGAATGCTCGATGAGGTGTACCTCGAGGAGACCTCAAAGAGCGAATGACGGAGTGACCGATGGCGGATTTCAAACTTGGGTTCTCGCTCAATACCTCTGAGCTTGAAAAGGGCAAAAAGGCCCTGCATGAGGTAGCGGACGCCGCCGGCAACCTCGTCACCGCTGAGGGGCGGCGTAAAGCAGCGCATGACACAGCCGATGCCGCCCTCAACAAGACCATCACCGCGTCCAAGCAGGCTGAGGCCTCTGCGCAGCGCTATATCCAGTCGCTGCGCATGGAGGAGCAGGCCACAAAGGCTTTCGAGAGCGCGCAGAAATCGCTCAACGCAGCCCTAGATCAGGGCAAGCTCAGCGCACAACAGCACGCGAACTACATCAAGCAGGTTGGTGCCGCCTATGCGGACGCCAAACGGCAGGCTGAGGCCTTCCGCACCGCGCAGCCTACCCAACAGCCGGGCGCAGGCTTCGCAGGCACTCTGGAGCGCCTCAGGGGGCTCGGAGACGAGGCAGGCAACCTCGGGGGCATCCTCACTGGCCGTGCGGGCGTGGGCGGTGCTATGGAGGGTATCGCCGGCATGGCAACCCGCCTCGGAGCGGCACTGGGCCCTGTGGGCATCGGCCTTGCAGCTGTAGCAGCCACAGCCGCCGCCGCCGGCGTTGCCTTCAACACCATGATCCTGCCGCTCGCTCAGGTGCAGGACCGCTTCACGGCCTATCAGGCGCGCATCAATCTGGTCCTTAAGGATCAGGATGCCGCCGCAGCTTCTATGGCGCGTGTGATCGACAGCGCCAACGAGGCTGGCGTCTCCCTCGATAGCGCCTTGGGCGGCTTCGAACGCATCCTGCGCAACAAGGACAGCCTTGCGGTCTCGACTGAAGAGATCGAAACGCTCATGTCCACCGTGCAGAAGCTCGGCGCGATATCGAACACATCGGGCGGCGAAATGCAGGGCGCGATGATCCAGTTCTCGCAGGCCATCGCCTCTGGCCGGCTGAATGGCGACGAATTGCGCTCGATCATGGAGAGCATGCCCTCGCTCGCCAAGGCGATTGCGGACGGCCTCGGCGTCGGCGTTGGCGAACTCCGCCGCATGGGTGCTGAAGGACAGCTCACCGGCGACAAGGTATTCAAGGCCCTCCTATCTCAGACCGATAAGGTGAGGGAGGACTTCGAAAAGCTCCCTGATACCACTGAGCGCGCCATGAACCGCATGGCGAACCAGTGGGACATGCTGAAGGCGAAAATCGCTGAGGCCCTAAACGCCTCGGCCATCGCACAGGGCATCATCGGGATTGGTGAGCGCGCTCTCGAGGCCGCTAATAATGCGTTTGAAGACCCTACAGTATCTGAAGAGCTCACCGCAAAAACCAAGCAGCTCGCTGCCGCGAAGGCAGCCCTCGCAGACGAGCAGGAGCGTTACAACCGCGCCTTGGCGGCTGGGCAGGATGTCCGGTTTATGGAGGGCGGTATCAATGCCCGCACACGCGGCATTGAACGGCTGAAGAAAGAGCTCGAGGCCCTACAAGCAGCCGCCAAGGATGATGCAGCGAAGAAGGCAACAGAGGACGCCGCCCTCGCTGACCAGCAACGCCAAAAATCGATCACCGATGCCGTCAATGCGGTGAAAGCCGCTGGCTACGACAAGCAACAGCAAGAGGTCAATCGCCTCACTAAAGAGCATGAGAATTTTACGGCGAAGCTCAAAGAGGCGCAGGCCGCCCGCGAAGAGTTGCGCAAAAAGAATATCGACGCGGCAACGGCGGAGATGACCGCATTCTCCTTGGTCACCGTTGCGATAGCGAAAATGCAGGCAGCGATGGCGTCTGGCAATCCATTCCGCATTGCCGCCGCTCAAACTGAGGTTCTGGTTGCGAAGGGGAACGCGGCCACAGCCACAGCAAACCGCGAGAAGCTGAAGGGCGAACTACCTCAGGCGGATGAAAATGTCCGCGTCATCGAACAGGGTGTGCAGGAAGCGCTCGCCGATCTCAGGAAGGCACGCACCGGGGGTGGCTCTCGTGGTGGTGGCGCTTCAAGCGTAAGCCAGATCGAACAGCTCCGGCGCACCGTTGGCGACCTCCGCAAGGCGGTCGAGGGCGGTGAATTTGGCGGTGGTATTGAGTTCGCCACTCAAGCAGCTGCCGCTGAGCGCGACAAGAAGGGCACTGGTACTGAGACGCGCAAGTTGCTCGAGGAGCAGCGCTCCCTTCAGGCGACACAACAGATCGCACAGCTCGAGCGGCAGGCAAAGCAGCAAGACGCGCTGACTGCCGCGATGGGCAAGTCCCGCTTGGAAATCCGCGAGGTCGAGATCGCGCAGAAGGCGCTTAATTACGAGATCGAGACCTTCGGCAAGGCCAATTCGCCAGCCGCAATCAAGGCGGTTGCAGATTACACCGCAGCGCTCCGCAGGCAGGCTGAGGCCGCAGACCGAGCCGCAGCCGCACAGAAAATTCTGGCTGCACAGCAACAGGCGGCTCTGTCTGCCGCATTGCTGGCCGCTGCGCCCGATGCTCGCTCGCAAGATGTTGTCAAGTTTGAAGCGCAGTTGAAAACTGAGCTCGACAGCGTCGCTGATCCCGCGCAGCGCGCAGCGCTTGAGAAATCACGTCGGGAGGAGTTCGCCAACCAGCAGCTTCTCAGCCAGCGCCAGATGGTCCGCTCCCAAGAGGAGGAAATGAGGTTCATCGAGGAGCGCTTTAAGCTCGCAGGCCTCACCAGCAGTGAGTACGAAATCCAGCTCCGCCTGCTTCAGCGGCGTCGGGAGCTTGAGGCTCAGGGCATTGATACAAAGAGCGGCTTTGGTGCGGAGCAGATGGTCCGTGAGGAGGCCAACGCCCGGCGTGAACAAGTGATTACTGAGGAGGAGACGCGGAAACGGAACTTCATCCGCAAGTGGGAAGGCACCGCAGACCGCGTGGGCGATCTACTCAGCAACTCCTTTGATGTTGCATTCGACCGGGGCCTCAAGACCGCCGGCGGCACCTTCCTGAAGGGTATGGGCGGCATATTCAAAGAGCTGGGCAACGACATGGTGTACCAGCTGGCCATTCGCCCGGTGCAAGAGCTTATTCGTGGCCTGATGCAGATGGCCGCGCAGAAAATCCTTACAAGCATTATCGGCGGTGTCTTTGGCGGCGGCCTCCCCGGCGCGTCTGCGGGCAGTGTAACCGGAAGCTCAGGGGGCTGGGCTGTCCCAATCGGCGGCGGGCCGACAGGATTTGCAAACGGTGGCGTATTCACCAACCGGATTGTCTCCTCGCCGACCATCTTTGCCTTTGCTGGCGGCACTGGCCTCATGGGCGAGGCTGGCCCGGAGGCGATCCTGCCGCTCAAGCGTGGGGCGAATGGGAAGCTCGGCGTGGAAGCTGGAGGCAGCGACGGTGGAACAACCGTTGTCATCAATGACATGCGCTCAGGCTCGAATGCAGAGCGGGTTCAGACGCAGGAGCGCCGTGGCCCGGATGGCAAGCGGATGATCTCTGTCCTCATCCGCGATGAAGTCCGCCGTCAAATTCGCTCAGGTGATCTCGACCGCGAAATGCAGGCGAGCTATGGAGCAAACCGTCAACTAGCGAGGAAATAATGCCCAACCCGACTTGGCCAGCAACCCTGCCTCAGTTTGTCCTCGAGGGCGGCTATCAAGAGAGCTTGCAGGATCAGACGATTGAAACGCAGATGGAGGCTGGCCCCGCCAAAATTCGCCGGCGCTTCACTAAGTCCCTGCGTCGCTTCCAAATGTCGCTCATGCTGACCTCAGCACAGGCCGCGACCTTCGAAACCTTCTGGCAAACCACCTGCAAGGGTGGCTCCATCCCGTTCGACTGGGTTCATCCCCGCACCCGGGTGGCCACTGCAATGCGGTTCCGCAATCCTGCCCCGCAGTTCACCTCCTTTGGTGGCATTAACGTCATCGCTCAGTTCAACGTCGAGATCATCTAAATGCGGAGCCTTACAACCACAGCCACGACCTCTATCCACGCGCAGGAGACTGGCGAGGTATGGCTCGTCCTGCTCACGATTGCGCACAGCACACTGGCCACGCCTATTCGGGTGGTCAACAACAACGAGGACATAACCTCGCGGGGCAACCTCTATCAGGCTTTCCCGTTCGAGATCGTGATGCCCGGGCAAGACCCGGACAGCCTACCCAAGGCGATGCTGCGCTTCGATAACGTGGACCGCACAGCGATTGCCACTGTGCGCAGCATCGATAGCGCACCGACCGTGACTATCGAGGTGATCCTCGCCTCCCAACCAGACACCGTGGAGATCAGCTTCCCCAACCTCACGCTGCGCAATGTGAAGTACGACGCCTCCGTTATCGAGGGCGAGCTTCTGTTCGAGAACCTGTTCTCGGAGCCGATCACGTACAGCATGACGCCATCACGCTTTCCCGGGCTCTTCTAATGCAGGACACCATCCCTCAATGGGTCGCTGACTATGTTGGCATTCCCTATCTCACGCACGGTCGCGACCGCGATGGCTGTGATTGCTGGGGGCTGCTCAACCTCGTCTGGCGCGAGCAGTTTGGCTTCGAGCCTCCAAAATATGAGGGGGCGGATTGGTACAAGGGACAGCGGCCCGCAGTCATTGGCACGGACGCCATCGAGTACGCCTCCATGTTTCGGCAGGTAGAGGCCGGAAAAGAAGAGGCTGGAGACGGTATTGCCTTGCGGATGAGGGGCTATCCGTTCCATGTAGGGATTGTTGTTGCGCCGGGCTTAATGCTTCACACGCATGAGGACGCGGGCGTGGTGGTCGAGAACTATCACTCGATCACATGGGGTAAGCGTATTTCGGGCTTCTATAGGTACGAGGGCAAATGAGCACTGAGATCGAACAGCTGCACGAGGAACAGGCCACCATCATCGAGGGTGGCAAAACCCTCCCGGCCATTTTCCACACAAGCCCGTTTGCGAGTGCGGTGCAGTACGCGGCGGTTGTCGAAGGATCGACACTTGAAACCGTTGTGCAGCAGGCCGCCGTCAAGCTGCCGGCTGAATACAGCCAGTATCTGCGCGTCTGGATCAATGATATCGAAATCTCTCGCGAACAGTGGGCGACCACTCGCGTAAAGGCCGGGCAGAACGTCTACATCCGCGTCGTCCCGGGCAAGAGCGGTAAAGACATCTTCAAGATGATCGCGCTGATCGCAATTGCGGTCGTCGCATGGCAGTTCGCGCCGCAGATCGCCGCAACCATTGCTGGCGGCTCCGCGACTGCCGGAACAATCACCGCAACCCTCGGCGGAAAACTCCTTGTCGCCGGCGTAATGACGGCAATAAACGTCGTGGGCTTCCTCGCCCTTAACGCACTGATCCCGCCGCCTAGCCTTGGCAGCATGACACAGGACGATCCGAGGTTCGATCTCACCTCGACTTCAAACCAGTTCTCTCCCTTCGCGAACGTCCCGCGTCTCTTTGGTAAGCGCCGCCTTTTCCCGATGATGGCCGCCCGCCCTTACTCGGAGCTTCAGGGCGATGATGAGTACTTGCGCATGGCGCTGGTCGTGGGCTGGGGTCCGCTTAAAATCGAGAACATCAAGATTGGCGAGACGCCGATCACCGCATTTAAGAACGTCGAGTACGAGGTGCGCGAGGGCTGGAGCACCGACGCCGATCTCACGCTGTTCACCCGCACGGTGACAGAAGAGAACCTCTCTATCCGCCTCGAGCCATTCCAGAGCACCGGCTACTATCCCGGTGGGTACGGCTATGGCGGTGAATACTACACCTACAACCCGGACACACAGGCGTATGGCCCGTTCTCGGCGACCACCAGCAACGACTGGGTAGAGCGCACAACAGCTGTTAACAGCGTCGAGTTCTCCGTCGATCTTGCCTTCCCTCAAGGCCTGTTCTACTTCGACAACAAGGGCAACAAGAAGCAGGCGACCGTTATTGTTGAGGTGCAGTATCGCCCGGTCGGTGGAACCACATGGGTGAACGCCGTTTGGGATAACTCACAGGACGACGGATTTGGCACCAACGGTCAGATCACCGCGAAGGCCGCTGACAGTTCTGCGATCCGGCGCTCGGGCCGCGTGAAACTCCCAAGCGCAGGCCAGTACACTGTCCGCCTGCGCCGCATTACCGCAAACAGCGGCGATAAGTACGTCGACGTTTCCTACTGGACATGCCTGCGCTCGATCCGGCCTGACTACCCCGTTCTCCAGAAGAACGTGGCCCTGATCGCTATTCGGATGAAGGCATCGAACCAGCTTAACGGCGTGCCGCAGACCATCTCGTGCGAGGCCACTAGCTACCTGCCTGTCTGGAATGGCAGCACGTGGAGCTATCAGCTCTCCGCCAACCCGGCATGGGCCTATGCAGACTTGCTGCGCCGTCGCGGCGGAGAAACCCTGCTTACCGATGATCGCATTGACCTTACCACCATCAAGGCGTGGGCGGACGCCTGCGATGCCACTGCGCCGAACGCAACTGAGCCGCGCTGGAGCTATAGCGACGTGCTCGAGGGTGGGTCTATTTTCGACAACATGCGCCGGGTCGCCTCGAATGCCCGCGCATTCCCGATTGTGCGCGATGGCAAGCACAGCATCGTTCGCGACATTCCGCAGACCGTGCCTGTGCAGCACATCACTCCGCGCAACTCTTTTGGCTACAGCGGCGTCAAGTCGTTTATCGACTATCCGCATGCAATGCGCGTTACGTTCTTCAACAAGGATATGGGGTATCAGCGCGACGAGCGCATCGTTTATTACGATGGCTATACCGCCGCGAATGCCACCAAGTTCGAGACGCTCGAGCTCCAAGGCTGCACCTCAGCCACTCAAGCCTTCCGCGAGGCCCGCTACCACATGGCGGTCGCCCGGTTGCGCCCGGAAGAGCACTCCGTCTCGATGGATATCGAGGCTCTCCGCTGCACCGTTGGCGATCTCGTGCGCTTCAGCCACGACGCCATCGCCATCGGCATCGCCGCCACTCGCGTGCGGAGCTACACGCTGGACGGCACCGGCAAGGTCGCCACGATCACCTTCGAGGATGATCTCTATTTTGAGGCCGGCAAGAGCTATGTGATCCGGGCCCGGCAGGTCACCGGCAACTCGGTCCTCCTGAGCATCAATAACCCGGGCGAGGGCTATGCAAATACGGTGACCCTCACCACCCCGGCAGTCACCACCGCAGCGCCTGATATCGGCGACCTCGTGATCTTTGGCGAAGCGACCAAGGAAAGCGCGCCGATGATCATCAAGAAGATCGACGCGGATGACGACTTCGCCTGTACCGTTCACATGGTGGACGCCGCAGATGCCGTGCACACGGCTGACACCGGCACCATCCCGGCCTTTAATACCCTCCTGAGCCTGCCCTCTGAGAGCACCACCACCGACGTTCCCAAGGTGTTTATCAGCGCGGTCCGCTCGGATGATAGCGTTGTCATCACGAACCCGGATGGCTCGCTCTCGTACCGCATCCTCACGCAGCTCCAACAGCCCGAAAGCTCCACGGCTCGCGTCGATTACTTCGAGGTGCAGCACCGCATCCAGAACTCCTCGGCATGGCATACGACCACCGTGGAGCGCGCCAATGGCTTTGGGTACATTGATGGCGTTGAGGTGGGCGCTGTCTACGAGCTCCGCTCCCGCGCCGTACCGGTCGATGGCCAGCCATCCGACTGGAGTACGTCAGTGACGCACACCGTGGTGGGTAAGCTCAGTGCCCCGAACCTGCCTACCGGGCTCTCAGCCACGGCCATCCCCGGTGGCATCGATCTCGCGTGGACCAACTCCACCAGCGATGACTTCTGGCAGGTGGAAATCTACGAAAACACAACGTCGAATAGCGCCACGGCTACAAAGGTGGCCGAAACCTCGGCAAACAAGTACTCGCGTCTCGGGCTCTCCTCAGCCGATGGCGTGCGCTTCTACTGGCTGAAATCGCTCAACACCTCTGGCGTTTCAACGGCATTCGTGGGCCCCGTATCGACGACCGCCCTCAACCGCGTGCTGCTTGGCACGCTGAGCAGCGAGGCTGTAAACCTGCCGGCGGACGCGGCGGGCGTTGTGAGCTCATTCCTCACGGCTGAGGGGCAACTATCCGTCACCGATGGCCCTACCAATGTGCTGGCCAGCGCCACGCTCAGTGCGACTGCCTCGGGCTGCACGGGCACCGTCAACACTGCCGCTGACACGCCTGTGGCTGGTAAGCCCAAGGGGTATTACCGCGTCACCGCCATGAGCGCGGAGACCGGAACGCTCACGATCACGGCGACCTATAACGGCCAGTCTGTCAACAAGGTATTTTCTGTCACCAAGGCGCGCACTGGTGCGCAAGGCAACCCTGCGTCCGTACTGACCCTATCGAGCTCCGCACAAACCTTCACCTATGACGGCAGTGGGGCCGCATCACCCTCTTCGCAGTCGATTACACTCACGGCGAACCTGCAAAACATCGGCGCTGCCGTTACATTCGACGCCACCGGTTACAACGCTGCCGGCACGAGCCTCGGGACCGTCACCCTCACTGGGACGGGCAACTCGCGCTCCCTCTCGCTCGCTAATTTTGGAGCGGCTGCCTACGTAGTGGTGACTGCGACCGCCTCTGGCTTCAGCGACACCACCACCATTGTTCGCCTCGCAGCGGGTGCCCCCGGCGCGCAGCCTATTACAGGCTTCCTCACGAATGAGGCTGCCACGCTCGCCGCAGCGACGGATGGCACGGTAAGCAGCTTTACCCCTGCCGGGGGAACCTTCAAGGTCTTCGAGGGCCTCACCGACCGCACTGGAACATCCGTAACGTACACGGTCCAGTCGAGCAGCAACGTCACCATCTCAATCAGCACCGCAGGTGTGTACACCGTCACCGCGATGAGCGCAGACACCGCCACAGCGACCCTGCGGGCTGTTTACGGCGGGGTCACAATCGATAAGGCGCTCAGCCTATCGAAATCGCGGCAGGGCGTCCCCGGCAACCCCGCCTCTGTTCTTACGCTGACCAGCACAGCGCAGACCATGACGTTCGATGGCACCGGGAACCTGAGCCCGGCCAGCCAATCGATCACATTCACTGCGAACCTACAAAACGTCACTGGCACAGCCACGTTCGCGGCGGTTGCATATAACTCAGCGGGGCTGAACCTCAGTAACATCACCCTCGATGGCACCGGCAACACTCGGACGCTCACTAGTGCGCTGTTTACCGGGAACGCCGGGACGGCCTATGTGGTCGTCACTGCAACGCTTAGCGGGCTCTCAGACACCACGACTGTGGTCCGCCTGCAAGCAGGCGCTCCGGGAACACAGCCGATTACTGGCTTCTTGACAAACGAGGCCGCTACTCTTGCAGCGGCGACCGATGGAACTGTGAGCGACTTTGCTCCGGCTGGAGGCACCTTCAGGGTGTTTGAAGGCATTACGGATCGCACCGGATCGCCAACATACACGGTCCAGTCGAGCAGCAATGCCACTGTATCCATAAGTGCGGCTGGTGTTTACAGCGTTACCGCCATGTCTGCGGACACTGCAACAGCCACTCTTCGGGCGGTGTTTGGTGGCGTAACCATCGATAAGGTTCTGAACCTATCGAAATCGCGGCAGGGCGTCCCCGGCAACAATGCGTCCATACTCACGTTGACGAGCACAGCTCAGGCCATCACTTTTGATGGGTTGGGCTCGGCGTCGCCCGCATCGCAAACCATCACTTTCACGGCAAACCTTCAGAACCTATCTGGCACTGCCGCGTTTACCGCTACTGCATTTAGCGCGGCCAATGCGAACCTCGGGACTATTACGCTTGGAGGCAGCGGCAACGCTCGGACGTTAAGCAACACGCTCTTCTCGACGCATGCCAATACCGCTTACGTGACTGTCTCGGCTACGCTGAGTGGCTTCACAGACAGCACCACTGTGGTGCGCCTGCAAGCAGGAGCAAAGGGTGACCCGGGTAACGACGCCATCGTGGGCTTCCTTACCAATGAGGCTGTAACACTGGCGGCGACCGCCACTGGCGTGGTTTCTGATTTCGCGCCGGCGGGCGGCACGTTCAAGGTTTTCCAAGGCCTCACAGACCGCACAACGAACTCCACCTTTACCGTCTCCTCGAGCACTAACTGCACGGTATCGATTAACGGCACTACAGGTGTTTATTCCGTTTCGGCCATGACTGCCGACACCGCGTCCGCAACGCTGCAAGCGGTGTTTGGAGGAGCGACGATCCAAAAGGTGCTGAGCCTCGCCAAGTCTAAGACTGGTGGCGTTGGCGACCCGGGAACGGCTGCAATTAGCGGCTACGTCACCAATGAGGCCATTCAACTCTTTGCCTTTGCAGATGGCACCGTCACTTCATACACCGGCGCGAGCGGTAGCTTCCGCATATTCAGTGGCAACACGGATATCAGCAGCTCCTTCACGCTCGCTACGGGTGTGAGCGGCAACCCGCAGAACCTCACTGTCTCTTACAACCTGCGCGACTACAGTATCACCGGCGGCTTTGATGCCAACGAGGACACGGCGTCTCTCACCATCCGCGCCACGGGATCAGGTGCCTATGCTGGTGTGACACTCGATAAGGTCGTCTCGCTCTCAAAAGCAAAGGGCGGGTACGAGATCGTAGGAGCGCTGCCGACCACGAACAATTTCGCTGGCCGTGTGGTTTTCCTCAACACCGATGGCAAGCTCTACCGGTATATCGGCGCGCCCACAAACGCATACATCGCATCTGTTGCTGCGGCGGATGTTTCCGGGACGCTTGGCTCAACTCAGATCGCGGACGGTGCGATCACCTCAGGCAAAATTGGTGATGGCCAAGTTGGCTCCGGCAAAATAGCCGATGGCGCGATTGCCACCATCAAAATTGCGGACAGCGCGATTACCGCTGCGAAGATCACCGACGCTACCATCTCAACCGCCAAGATTGCGGACAGCGCGATAACTGCGGTAAAAATTGGTAATGGGGCAGTGTCCTCGGCCAAGTTCGCCGCAGGTATTGAGCCGGTGGGCGTTTTCACCGGTAGCGCTTTACCGACTAGCCAGACCACCAGCACGATCTATCTCACCGGCACCGGCAAGCTCTACCGGTGGGTTGGGGGCGCTTACTCCGCCGTCGTCGATACCGGTGACCTTAATGGAACGATTTCGAGCGCGCAGATTGCAGATGGCGCGCTGACTTCAGGGAAGTTCGCCACAGGTATTGAGCCGGTGACCGTGGTTTCATCCCTGCCGGCATCGCTGTCTACACGCAGCGTATTTAATACGAGCGACAACAAGCTGTACCGCTGGAATGGATCGACTTACGTCGCCACCATCCCAACCACCGACCTGACTGGAACGATTGCGACCGCGCAGATTGCGGATGGCGCACTGACCTCCGGCAAATTTGCCGCAGGTATTGAGCCAGTGACTGTGGTCTCGTCCGTCCCGGCATCGCAGTCTACGCGCAGTATATTCAACACGGCTGACAACAAGCTGTACCGCTGGAACGGCTCAGCTTACGTCGCCACCGTCCCGACCACCGACCTCACCGGAACGATTGCGAACACGCAGATCGCCTCGGTCGCAGCCACCAAAATCACTGGCGTAGTCGGCGGCGGGAACCTGCTCGCCAATAGTGGTTTCAAGAATTTCACCGGAACCATAGACACCAATGGGTCGCTTCCGGCGTCTTGGGCCGTATACAACAACCAAGGCATCTCGATCACGCATCGGGTGGTCGCCGGCGGGCTCTTCGGAACGAACTATGTGCGGCTCACTGCCAACGCCAACACCAACCAGACGTTTGGCGTGTATGGCAACACGGCCACCGGGCAATATGCGGGCCTGTGGCAGCCCGGACTGACATACATGCTCAGCTTTTGGGCACGCGCTGGCAACGCCGCAGCTGTGGGCAAAACCATGTCGGCCCTTTTCTCGAATATGGGCTTCGCATCCGCAACGCAGGTCGAAAACCCTCCGTTGGTGGAAGGAACGTGGCAGCGCTATGTCTGGCGCGCTGTCCCGGCAAACAATGCTAATACGCCGAACAGCGAGTTCTACATATCCCTTATCGAGGCCGGCCCTCCGCCGGCCTACACGATTACCTCAGGTGGCATCCTCGAAATCTGCGCTCCTCAGGTCGAACAGGGCGAGCTCGTCTCTGCCTACGCGCCTCGTCCAGATGAAATCCTGCCATCGAGCATCACTGCAACAGAAATCGCCAATGACGCTGTTACTAGCAACAAGATTATTGCCGGCGCTGTTGTTGCCGGGAAGATCGCGACCGGAGCTGTAGAGGCCGACAAGATCGCTGCCAATGCAGTCACCGCTGCGAAGATTAACGCCGGCGCAGTGGAAGCAGACAAAATCGCTGCCAATGCAGTCACCGCCGTTAAAATTAATGCTGGCGCTGTTGAAGCCGACAAGATCGCCGCCAACGCGGTCACAGCCGTAAAGATCAATGCCGGTGCCGTAGAGGCGGACAAGATAGCTGCCAATGCTGTTACCGCTGGGAAAATCAATGCCGGCGCTGTGGAGGCGGACAAGATCGCCGCTAATGCAGTCACCGCCGTAAAGATCAATGCCGGTGCGGTGGAAGCCGACAAGATCGCGGCGAATGCAGTCACGGCAGTTAAGATCAACGCCGCCGCTGTAGAGGCAGACAAGATCGCGTCCAACGCGGTCACAGCCGACAAGATAGCGGCGAATGCAGTTACCGCTGGCAAAATTCAGGCGGGTGCGGTGTCCACCGATAAGCTGGCCGCCAACTCAATCACCGCGTCGAAGCTGGCCATTGTCGCCGCAGGTATGGCGCTAAACCGCGATCCGCAAATGGCCACCGATGCTTGGCTCTTGGGGATTGGTGGAAGCACCCTTCTTGCGGCGAACACGCAGTTCACCAACACAACTCAGAATGATAGCCCGGTCGGGACTTCGGTGCTCCAGTACTCTGGCAGCACAGGGGCGGATTGGTCGTCTGAGATAATCCCGATTGATAGCTCGAAGGTCTACCGCATCTCGCTTTGGGCCCGCCAGACAGGCGCATCTCTCCACTACATTACCGCAGCCTTCATGAATGCGACTGGAGCCTATCTCTCTGGCGGCGGAACGGGCTGGAACTCAGGCACCTATCATTATTGGGGGCGCGGCAACCAACCGTTCCCATCTACATGGACGTTCTATTCGGTTGTCTTTGGTCCGGGGCAGGCATTCACCGCACCCGCAGGGGCGAAGTTCATTCGCCTTGCCATGCTTCAGAATTACGGATCGACCGCCACTGACACCGTTTACATGGCGGACTACCGCATTGAGGAAGTCCTGCCGTCGACGCTGATCCAGAATGGCGCGATTGTCACAGACAAGCTGGCTGCCAACGCGGTAACGGCGGCAAAGATTGCCGCGAACACCATCACGGCCAATGAGATCGCCGCGAGCACGATCACCTCAAACCAGATCGCCACCGACACTATCGTCGCAGGCAATATCGCTGCCGGGGCCATTGGCGCATCGGAAATCGCGGCCAATGCCGTCACGGCAGTCAAAATTAATGCCAGTGCGGTCGAGGCGGATAAGATTGCTGCCAATGCCGTCACAGCGGATAAGATCGCAGCGAATGCCATAACTGCCGGCAAAATCGCGGCTGGCTCTATCGCGACCAACGCCCTTGTTGTCACGGGACGCGGTGCTGCGATCAATGACGACCCCCTCTGCCAAGACCCGACCGCATGGAAGGATGGCGAGCACGGCACCACGGCCACGCGGGTTACGATCACCGACGCGCCATCTGGTGATAGTGCTTATCGCTCCAATGCTGGCACTGTTGGCGTCTCAAACTCTGGTGCATCTGGCATCGAAACCTCGAAGCTGTATCCGGTATCGAGCAGCAAGAAGTATCGCCTCACGGCATTTGTTCGCACTGTAGGCGGCGCGGGTGTTTCATACCTTCGCCTTGTCGATCAGGTCGGGAACCAGATATTCATTTCGAACCTAGAGGGCTTCGCCCCTTCCTCGACATGGACGCGCTATTCCGGCTTCTACCAGCCTTCTGCTTCGGTGAAATCAGTCCGCCTGCGCGCCATCCTCAACTGGACTGGCACCACGGGATACCACGAGGTAACGGATTTCCGCCTTGAAGAAATGTCTGAGGCCGATCTCATTGTTGACGGCGCGATAGTCGCCAACAAGATCGCCGCCAACGCGATCACCGCCGCCAAGATTGCTTCAAACTCAATCACGACCTCGAAGCTGCTCGTCACGGCTACTGCCAATTCGATCAGCGACGATCCGATGTTCCAAGACCCTAGCGCGTGGGAATTGACGCCAAACACCTCGTTCTTGAGCGGGACCGGCGAGGCTGGTGCGGTCGCAAACACGTACATCGGCTCGAGTGTTGGTACGGACCAGCAAAACCAGTCTGTAAAGAGCTATCCGATTGGTCCGGGCAAGCGCTATCGCCTCAGCGCGAACCTGTATGCGTCCGCCGGCAACGCCCGCAACATGTACATCTACGTGGAGTTCTACGACCAGAACGGGGCCTACATTGGGAGCGGCGTCACTGGCTGGGGTGGCTCCAAGTCTGGCTACACGTATGGTGGCCAGCCGCCGACCGGCGTGTGGACGCGGCAGGGTGGCCAATTTGGCCCCGGCACTGGCCGCGAGATACCGGCCAACACCCGCTCTGTGAAAATTGGTATTTGGTTCAACTACAGCTCCGGCAGCGGCCTTGTCTTTCAGGCATGTCAAGACCTTCGCCTCGAGGAGGTTGTTGAGGCCGATATCATCGCGGACGGGGCAATCATCGCCAACAAGGTGGCTGCCAACGCGATCACCGCCGAAAAGATCAATGCGAACGCGGTCACTGCGGACAAGATCAACGCCGGTGCGGTTACGGCAGCCAAGATTAACGTCACATCGCTCTCAGCTATCTCGGCGACCGTAGGAACTCTGCAAACCGCAACTACAGGCGCAAGGGTTCAAATAAAAGACAATATTATCAAGGTGTTCGACGGAACAAGTACCAGCGACACCACTGGTATTCGCGTCAAAATAGGCGACTTGTCGCTATAAGGGGAAAGGTAGATGGCTGTAGGTCTTGAGGCTTGGAATGCCAGTGGCGTCAAAACAATTAGCATCACCACAAGGGTGGCTAAGTTTTTTGGCACAGCAAGCATAGGTAATAGCCATACCGGGACAGCTGTGTCGGGCACGATCACTGACGCGAGGTTCACCCAATATTCGGGTCACACGCCATTCGCGATGCCTATTACCGGCGGAATTGACCCCAATGGCAACACAGCGATATTCAGCTTCAGCGGCAACACTCTAACTTGGTCGTTCCCAAATGGCACTCAAGCGCCCGGCAGCGAAACGAGGCCAAACACAATATTCACATACGGGATTTTTTAATTATGGCTTACGGGATAGAAATATATGCCGCTGATGGAACCTTGCAGGCCAACTCGGAAATGATCTGCTGGTTTTGCAGGAAAACAGGAACAGGCACAACCACATTCCGCACCGTTGGCAATACGCCAACCTCTTCCCTCACGGTTGATGTGACTGGAATAACAAACCCTATAGTGGCGATACAAATGGCTGGATATACAGCCGCAAAAGCTGGTAGCAGCACATATATCACAGACGCCCCGATAGGCACTTCATACACATATTATGTTTTTGATTATGCGCAGTCTCTACCGGCTAACGCCGGCAGCTACGGTATCGAGATATTTAACGCGAGTGGTGTTCGAACCTTCAATAGCAACTTCTTCCCAATGCAGGTTCTGAATATGCTGACGGGGAGTAATTCGGGGACCGAAACTGTTACGCACACTGGAAAGACCCTAGCTATAGCCAACGCCTCGATGGGTGGATATGCCACAAGAGGTGATGTTTATTGCTTTGACAGTGGTGCCGCAGAATTTTGGGATGGCTTCAATTTTTGCGGCGACTTGGGTCTTTTCAATGAGTGCAAGCTATATGGCGGAGTTCTAACAAACTCCTTTCAGACGGCTACTACATCGAACGCCAGTTTTGATGATGTGACCCTTTCACTTGGAAGCTCAAATAGCTACACCATACCTCCAGACTGGAACACCCCATCTAAGCTACTGGTGATTGATGTAACAAACATCCCAGTTCCACAGACATTTTATTGAAGGAGCAATATATGCGCCGCTCCAAAATCATTGGCATTATCGGCCTCGCTGGCAGCGGCAAGACAATCGTCGCGAAGCACTTGGCAGAGAACTATGGCTACACGCGGACGCGCTTCGCAGAGCCGCTCAAAAAGATGCTCAAGCACGGCATTGGCCTCACCGATGAAGAGGTCGATGGCCGCCTGAAGGAAGAGCCTATGGAGCGGTTCAATGGTATGACGCCGCGCTACATGATGCAGACCCTTGGCACTGAATGGGGACGCCGCCGGCTCTACGGGAATATATGGGTCGATGCTTGGCGCGATCTCACAACCAAGATCGATGGGCCTGTAGCGGTTGACGACGTTCGCTTTCCGAATGAGGCTGAAGCGGTCCACGAGCTCGGCGGTGTGCTCTGGCGCGTCCACCGCCCGGGCGTGGAGATCATTCAGCATCCAAGCGAGCTCGCGATGCAGGGTATCAAGGAGGACCACTACATCATGAACTCGACCACGATCAGCGCTTTGCTGCGCAGTGTGGACGCGCTAATGAGGGCTTCATGAAGCTACCGGGCCCAACCACATTCACTGAAGGGCAGCGGGCCCTCGCCATGGCCCTCGCGTCGGCTGCGGGCGTGTTCTGCGGCCTGTTCGCCTTGGGCGTGGTTCTCATCCTCTGGCTGGGCGGCTGGTCGGCCTCTACGGATGGCCAGCGCATCACCGTATTCGGGATGGTCCTTGTGGGCCTCCTCAGCGCAATGATGGCCGTAATCGTTGGCCTCCTCATCGGTGGGCCTGTGGGTCGCCTCAAGGGCTCTGTGGGCCGCGATGGTGCTGAGTTCGAAGCTGAGGGAGACGAGTGATGATTGATCCGCTATTGCCGCGCAAGATCGCCGCAGGCCTGCTCGTATCCTTCCTGCTTATCGTGGCCGCCTTTGCAGCCGGCTGGAACGTCCGCTCGTGGAAGGCGGACAGCGACAACCTCGAGGAGGTGCGCAAGGCTGAGCTCGCTCGCGACAAGGCGCAGGCCAAGCTCGACGCCAAGGCCTCTGAGCTCGAAACCACCCGGGCGCTCATCGACCAGAAACGTATCGAGAGCCGCTCAACCATTCGGGAGATTTACCGTGACGTTCCTGCCCCGCCTGTGGAGTGCGCTGCTCCTCCTGCCGCTCGCCGCCTGCTCATCGATGCCGGAGCAACCGGCTCCCGCCCGGATACCGCCAAGCCTGCTCGTACTGTGCCCGGCGATCAGCCAGCCGCCTGAGCCGCTTGTAGACCCCGCTCGGCTCGAGTGGGAGGTCGATGCTGTGCTGCTCTATGAAACGTGCCGCGCAAGGCACAAGGCGCTAAGTGAGGCCTTGCAAAGCACGCCGACCGCAACTAAGTGAGGTGTCGGACACATGCACTCGTCCAACTTTCTGATCTAGGGCCTCGGGAAATCCCGGGGCCCTTTTTTTGCGCGTCCATCATTTCCTTGACAAAGTATCACCGTTGTGATAATGAGACTTTTATAGCAGCCATGGATAGGCGGCTATAGAAGGAGAAAAAGAATGAAAGATTACCTCGCAATCGTACTTATCGGAGGCGGCTCCAGCTTTGGAAGACACAGCGATCCCGATGAGGCGGTGACCCTCGCGACAGAGTTTCTGGTGAGCGATTGGGGGCACCTCTACAAGCTCGATGGTGTCGAGGTGAAGGTCAACCTCTACGATGTGACCGGCAACGATCAAGTCTGGTGGGATGACTGTGGGGTTCACTCAGCCACTGAGGCCGAGTACCCGATCCAGACCCTCGAGATGAGGACTGTGAAGCTCCCAAAAAAGCGGCGCAAAGCCTCTTAACGGAAGAAGGCCTCGGGAAACCCCGGGGCCTTTTTTTATCCGCCCGTCACTTTCTCCCTTGACCAGTATCAATTTTGTGATACCGACGCTGCACCAACAAGGAGAAAGTGACCATGAATACTGCAATGACAAAAATCGCCTATGCCTTCTATTCGGATTTTCAAGACAGAGCAGATGAGGCTCTGAAGGCCGCCCGCTCAGGCGGGTACTTTTTGCGCAATAAAGTGACCAGAGAGCTCGTCCGCGAGCAAGCAGCGGAGAGCAATGTGTGCAACCTGCTCGCTGCCATAGTGGCCGGCCTCAACGATGGAATGGAAGAACGTGCGCTGAAACCATTCTGCGAGATAGCCAAGGAGGAGGTTGAGGCCGCGATGAGGAAAATCTCGCAGCGCAACCTTGACCGGCTTCGGGCCATCGAGGCGGCGCGGAAGGAGGCCTGATCAATGTCGTTCGATTGGAACAAAGTGCCCGAGGACGCAGATTTCGTCTCGCTCGAGGGCCCAACTGGGCGCTGGTCGATCTTCGAGCGGTTAAGCGCCGGCTCATGGAACTGCGTCGCCTATGGGGATGGCACCGGATGGTGGCTCATCTGCGCTGGGATCATGGGAACCGACCGCTCGCTCTGGTCGGCCTCATCCGGCCAGTTTCTGAGTGGCACCGTCGAGCAGCTTTCGCGGGAGGCTCCGGCTCGCCTCTGACACCTGAGGCGGGGCTCCATTGTGCGAAGCCCCGCCGAATTGTGCGGTGGATTGTGCCGGCGGCCCTGTCGCTCGAGACGCGCTTGACGTGGCGGAGGGGGTGGGATTTGAACCCACGGAAGTCTTTGAAACTTCGGCGCTTTTCAAGAGCGCTGCATTAAACCACTCTGCCACCCCTCCGCAATAGTATCGAACCCGTGCTCATCTATATGAGATTTCAAGACCGGCGAAGTATAGGCTTCGCCGGTTTACACGTTCTGGAAACGTGTGATGCAAGTCCATGTTTTCTTTACAAGTCCGACCCGACCGCAAGCGCAGGGTGGAACGGCACCACGTTAGAACCGGTAAAGTCGTGCGGTAAATTGTGCGACCGCCCGCCGGCCTTGTACGCCGCCGCCCGCTCCTGATACCCCTCGATCATGCACAGGTAGAACCCCTCTGTCGTTTTCACGGAGGTGTGGCCAAGGTGCTTCGAGAGCTCGTACAGGTCGCCACCGGCCAGCAACCACCGGCAGGCGAACGCATGGCGCAGGTCGTGCAGCCGGAACGCCCTGAAGGGCCTCCCCGCCATCTCCTCACAGGCCCGCGCCCGGCGCAAAACACAGGCAAATGCCGCAGAGATCGACGCATAGGGCTGCCCGCCGGCATGCCAGATCACGTGCTGTGCGAACGGGTGCCGCTTTGTGCGGGAAAGTGTGCGAGCGGCATCGCCGCCCGGCGTGCTCAGGCGCACCACCCGGGGCCTTCGAGCCTTGGTCGTGGGCTGGAGCAGTAGGTAGCCCTCCTCGAGCCGCACATCGCGCCACTGGAGCCCCTTGGCCTCGTTCTCCCGCATGCCGGTGCTCGCCAAGAGCTCAAGGCCGCGACGCAGGTTGCCTGAGGCGTAGGACAGCACCAGCTCGATCTCCTCCACCAGCGGCGGGGTGAAGTAGCGGCGCTTCTCAGGGATGATCTTGCGGTCCCACAGCTTGACCGGGTTCGAGTGGCACAGGCCAGCCGCCTGTGCGGCCCGGAACACGCTTGAGATTGCAGTGAGCGACCGGCGGGCGGTGGCATTGGCGCAGGGCCTCAGAGTGTGCTCCTCGCCCGCCTCGTCGCGATACGTGAAGCCTCGCTTGCGCAGGCGGACCCACTCACCAATGGCCTTGGGCCCGATCTCGCTGAGCTTGCGGCCTCGCCACTGTGAGGAGACGGCCATTAGGAGCTCGCGGTATCCCTCCCGGGTGCTCTGCCGCAGCCCGTCGTCGTCATGAACGGAGGAGTAAACCAGCTCCGCCCAATTCACCATGGCCGCCTTCCATGTGGGGGACGCGCCGTCGAACTCCTCGAGCTCCGCCTTCAGCGCTGCGAGCTTCGCTTCGGCTTCGCTCTCATCAACCGTGAATAGACTTGCTCGATGCTCTCTTTGCTGTGCGGGAACCCAAATGCGGGCCCACCAAGTTTCGCCTCGCTTGTACAGTCCTTTCGATGCCATTGCCTGCTCTCCTCTCGAGCCTTCAGCCATTGTGTGAACGCTTGCGCGTCGACGGTCCACCGCCGCCCGAACTGAGCGGCGGTTGGGATAAAACCGCTTGTACACAACCGCTGAACTGTGCGGACCGACACACCTAGTTCAGACGCTACCCGCTGGGCCGTAATCCTCATTGGGCCTCGCATTTTTGGCTCCTTACGCGCTCGCGATCAGAGCGCGAGCCTTGGCCTCGTCGCCGCTGTACTCGTATAGGTTCTCTGCCATTTCCAGTGGATCGATGCCGGCACCATCCCAAAAGGCTCGCTCGTTCTGCCGGTGCTGGAGCGCATGGCAGACGCGGCAAAGGGGCACCGTCCACTTGTCATCGGGCTTCATGCCCATGCCGGTGTGCGACTTGCCCCGGCCCAAGTCCGCATAGCGCACATGAGCCGCGTCTGAGTGCCCCTCAGCTGTGCATGCAAGGCACGGCAGCCGGCGGATGAAGGCGAGGTGCGCGTTATCCTTCTCGCGCCCCTGCTTGGGCTTCACACGCTCGCGCTCAGGCTTGGGCGCAGGCGGAGGCCCCGCGTCGATGATCTCCACCGGTGCCTCGGTCTCCATCCAGACCTTTGCGCCGCACGAAAGCGGCTTCTCCGGGCGGTACACCACGCGAGAGGGGCCATGAATAACCACCTCCCGCGCATAGGTGTTGCTCTTGCCCTGCTTCACCGTGATGCAGCGCTCCTCCTTGCGGCGGATGGCGTGCTGGTTGACGTGAATGCGGGTCAGCATGGCGCTAGTCGACAACCACGCCGGTCCACTGGCCATCACGCATAGCCGCGACCATCCCAAGCAGCTGCGGTGGCTGCCAGTGATCCGGCTTCAGCACCTTGCCGTCCTCGCGGTAGCGCGCCTCGTAGATGAAGCGCTGCCCCTTGCAGTCCGGGCAGCTGATATCAGCGTGCTCGAGCGGAACCTGCCCATTCTCATTGCAGGCCTCGCAGGGGTGCTTGATCTTGTCGACGTTGGAGCGGTGCACCTCATTCCAGAGCGGCTGCGGGTCGAGCCCGAGACCGTGCATGAGGCCGGTTGCCACGTAGATCAGGTCAAGGCAGGCGTCGGCAATCTCTGTTACCGCCTCTGCGGTTGGGGCCTGCTCGTAAGCGACCCACGCCTCCTGCAATTCCTTGTACTCCTCATCGACCAGTGTCTTATACAGCGTCTCCACATCAGCCCCCGGGAACTGGCGGAAGTACTGCATGAAGCTCTTTTGATCTCGGAAAATTACAAAACTCATTCGTCGTCATCCTTTCCTGCTATGAGTATCGAGAGCACAAACCAGCCAAGACAGAAACCCACCAAGACCAGCCCGTAATCGGCCATCACTTTTGTGCACCACGCTTGATAAGGTTGTGCTGCTCGCGCAGCTCATTGGCCTGCTTTGAGGTGATCTTCCCCATGTTGAGGGCCAGCCTCACCACCTCGCTCTTCATCCGCTTGTTTGGGCCGCAAGTCTGCTTAAGCACCCAATCCGGCTCTTTTCCTGCATCGAAATAGTCCTTCGCCAACGCGATGATCTTGCTCTCGCGATTGGCACCAAGAGGC